TAGCAACCCATAACTGACCACCAACGGCGTTTACTGATTCTTTTTCGAATGTTGTGGTTCTCATTGTACCTCTGATTCGAACATTTTCGAATTCAGCAGTACCATTACCCTCAGATGAAATCTTCCAACCCTTTACACCTGTTGCAAAATCTCGTGTTTGTAGAATACCTTCCGGCTTCATTATAAGGTTTCCACCTTCAATTGAACCTGTAGTAATATCCCAACCACCAATTGATGCTGATACAAATCTTGCAAAACCATCAGCATCAATAGATGATGATGAATTTGTACGAGTTGATGGTACACCACCTATTAACGCAGGTGTTCTTAAATTATTAACTGTTAAATCTGCGTTAATAACGGCATCTGCGCCAATTATTAATAAGTTATTTTGTGGGTCTAAATGAAATATAGATGAACTGATTTCAATATTACCATCAGAACCACTAATGAATTGTGTATTGGATGTTCCTATAAAGAACTTATCAGTTTTAATATCTAAATTACCACCATCGTCTGTTGTAAATATAAAGTGTCTAGCATCGTTATCTCCAATCATTTGAAGACCTACACCGTTAAGTACATCCTCACCCACTTGCAAGTTACCAGAACCACTATAAATTATGAAACCACCTGGCCCCTTTCCTAATGAAGCAGATGTTTGTCCTTCAAATCCAACTGAACGAATGAATCCAGATGAGATACCACCCAACTCAATACCACTATCTAATGTGTTTGAAATAAACATCGAACCACTTATAAGGTTTTTTCTACCACCAAAGTAGTAGTTACCCCCTTCGAAGTTATATGGTTCTGTAATGGTTTCGGTTCTTGATATCTCACCTGCTGAATTAAGATATTGAACTTTAATTCTTTTTGGGTCTTCCAAATGTTCTGATGGAATTGGTATTTTAACACTTAATGAAGAACTAAACGGAACTGTTACCTCATTTAATAATTCATAATCACCAGGTAACCCATCTGATTTTATTAAGACTCTTAACTTATTCGGATAACCACTTATTGGGTTTACATTATTAATTGTTAGATTTGCATAAGACCTTTTATTTTCAGTAACAATATTAGATGATGTTTGAAAATATGAGATTGAATAATCTGCACTTTCAATTGATGTAAAAGTATGTGTTAAATCTTCTCTATCATCAAATGTAGTTATAAATGGTGTATTTAATATTACAGTTGTACTATCTATTAGTTCTTTAATAGATGATGTATATGATGTAATATTTGTAGGATTCTCAAATCTAGTTTCAGGTGTTGCAGGAACTTCGAAGTTTCCAAGTTGTAGTGAATACTCCACCATTTCTTGATTGAATTCAGAACCATCTGTTAATTGAACAATTGGTGTTCTACCTTTATATATGTATCTTGCACCACCGGCGTTTTGTGTAGTTAGTTCTAACTCTGTACCTGTACTTGGGAGATTTTGGTATGCTTCAATACTTTCTGAAATAGAAATAGTTGGGAGTATATCACCCTTAAATATTACAGGTGATATGTTTTCCCTATCCCTATCAACATTTATAGTTGTAGACCACTTTACATTATGTTTACCTCTGTATCTACTTGGAACTTGTTTTCCATTTTGGTCAACTCTAGCTATACCATATATTGTAATATTCGCATCACCGTTTGCAGTATTATCATCACCTTTATCGTGATAAATCCAAATAGATATTACCCTACTTTTATCTTGTTCTAAGTAATCAGGAACTTCAAAGTAAATAGGGTCGCCATTAGCATCCTTTATATCCACAATTATTTGTGAATTTGGAACTAAGTTCGATGGATGGGCAGATATTCTTAATAAGTTCTTTCCTTTTGTAAGAACTTGTGGTACATCTGATACTCTGAAAAACTTTGGTGAAGTTTGTGAAGTATCTTCAAATAGAACTTTTAAATTAGAATAATCTCTTGGTGTATTTTTTTTAAACTGCAATGACATTCGCTCTCCGTCAACTTTTACTTTTCTATAAATATCTAATAGATGAAAATCCACCCACTTTTGTAATATCGATAATCTGGTCAACCATATCTCTCGTCTTGTCAATATGTGATATTGTTACGATAAAATCAAATTCACCTTTTAGATAATCAAATAATAAATATAATGAGTTGAAGTTATCACTATCCAATGACCCAAACCCTTCATCAATTGCTATGAAATTTGGACGAGGTAAATTAGATACATTTATCAAAGCAGTTCTTATAGCTATTGATGAAATAAACTTCTCCATACCACTTGTCAATTCCAATGGCCAGAACTCTTCATCACCATATGCAATATATGAATTAATATTTTTACCATCAGTATTCAATAATATTTGGAAATCCACCAATGGTTGTAATATGTTGTTAATTTCTACTTCCAACTTAGGTAATATATCTGAAATTAATTCATATGGAATACCATCTCTTTTTACACATTGTAAGTAATATTCATAACCTTCATACTTCGTTTCCATATTAGCCAATTTGGTAATTGATTCATTTATGGTTTTGATTGTGTTTTCAGCTATCTTAACTTCACCACTTACATCGATTAAAGTATCATTAGCGTCATATACCAAATCTTCAATTTCTTTTAGATTTTCTTTGTATTTATCGATTTCTTTTTGTATCTTTGTGTTATGCTCGACCGATTCTTTTTGTTCAATTGATTTTTTGATATCACCTTCAACTTTCTCAATTTTATTTTTTAATTCAGAAAGTTCTAAGTTGCACGATTTGTTTTGAAGTTCTAATTTTTCAATTTTATCTTTATACCCATCAATCTCAACTTTTAACTTTTGAACCTCTAAAAGAATATCATTCACATCATGTTTAGCTTTACCCATTGAAGCAGTATCATATTCACCAGAACGAGTAATTCGTATTAGTGCCAGTTCTCTGATTTCTTTTTCTAATGATTGAGCTTGTTGAGCAAATGGTGTATTCTTATTTTTTACACAATGTTCACATCCATCATCAAATGTAAGTGAGCCAATACCATCTAAATGTTTTTTCTTATGTTCAATCTCCCTATCCAACTCATCAATTTCTATTTGAATAGTTTGTAATTGACCAACATACATCTCATATTTTAAATGTTTTTCTTTTAAATCTACCAAATCATATCTATCAAATTTAGATTGTGCTTCTTTTAATTTAGAATTCAAATCATCTAAAGATTGATGATACCCATTACACTCAGTTTCTTTTGAAACTAATTCAGATTGAAGATTCTCCTTAATTTTAAGGAGATTATCGGTGTTAATCACCGTAGAATCTACGGAGATTAATTCACTAAGTAAGTTTTCAATACGATATCCAACTTTAACCCTACGTTGTTTGTATTCATCTAATAAGGTTTGAGTTTCACCAACTTTCTTTTTGTTTTCAATTAAACTTTCTTCTGCTTCTGATAACTTTTCAGTAAAGTTTTGATTCTTATAATCTTTAAGTAGTGCACTTAGTTCTTTGATTTCCTCGTTTGCTACCTGATATAATTGTTCAAACACATCCATATCTAAGAATTGAGCAAGAAGTTCTTTTCTTTCTTTTTGAGATTTCTCAATGAACCCACCACTATTCGATTGGTTTGACATTGCAGTTAAAATAAAATCATCATAAGAACCCACATACTGCCTAATCATAGAATTTGTATCTCTACGTTCTTCACCATTTAGGGATTCAGTAGAACCATCCTCATTGATTCTGTAGAAGTTTACATCAACCTTTACAGTCCCCCTCTTAGGTGATTTCTTAGCAGTTCTCTCAATAAAGTAATCAACACCTTCAATTTCAAAATTAAACTTACAATCAAATTGAGATTTTGAATAGTTTAGTACATCAATTGCTTTTGAAGTACGAGAACATTTATCATAGATACAAAATGAAAGAGCATCCCATAGAGATGATTTACCACTTGCGTTTGGAGCAAAGATGCCGTAAGCACCTTTCATTTGAGAAAAATCAATGGCGTTATTAGGCCCATATGAAAACATATTTGAAAATTCAAAAGTTTTAGGTTTCCATATAATATTTTTCATACCAACTGAAGTTCCTAACTTTTGATTAATCTCGTTGTTTATATTACGAATCACATCTAATTGTTCATCACCAATAACATATCTATCTGATAAGAAATCTTCTATCAATTTATTTTGGAATCCAACATCTCTTACATTTTGAAGTATAATATGTGAACCACCACTATAATCTTTTTTATCTGTGATTACTTTTTGAATAGATACTTCTTGTACTTTTCTACCAACTCTGATTTTAGCGAGAACTTTCTTTAATTCAGATTGAGTAGTATCCTTCACTCTAACCCTCATACGAGGTTTGTTTGGTATGTTTGGATTACCAACTACCTTTCCATCTTCTACATCAATTGTAACGTATCCGTAATCATTATGAATTGGAACAAATTCTGATTTTTTAGATTCCACATCCCATACTAAAATACCATGTTCAGGATATTTTGCTTCAGAATGATTCTGCATTATAGTAGAACCACAATACTTAATTGTACCCTCTGAATTTAAAGATTGGTTTGGGACGTGAATATCACCTAATAAAACCAAATCATATCCATCAAACGATTCTACATTTACATTTTTGTTTTCTATTTGAAAACCATGTTCTGTTTTTACCTTATCTACAGGAGCATGATATAAAGCAATCTTATAATCACCACTTACTTCTGATGCAGGAATGATTCCTTTTGTTTCAGAAAAGATAGAAGAGTGAGAAAAGGAAATTCCACCCATTTTCCAAACACCACCATCTTTTAAATAATGTAGATTTGGATGTGATAACGCATTTACAATTGGTGATAACGCATCTAATCTTGATTGATTATTTAGATTTGCATCGTGATTACCTGGTATCAGAATTGTTGGCAACATATCTGATAATCTTTTTAGAAATGTTTGTGTCATTTCAATAACTTCAGGAGTCATATCAGTTTTAGCATGAACAATATCACCCGCTAAAACTATAATTGAATCTTCTGTTTTTGTATCTGAAATATACTGATACAATCTTTCGAAAACTTCTCTATATTCAGTATGTCTTTTTAAATTCCTAATATGAATATCTGCTATGTGGTAAATCTTTTTGATATTACCATCATAGTTAATCTTCTTTGCTTTTCTCATACACCTACCAACTTATACTCCATTAACTTTCTTAATGTTAATGCTTCAGTATTTTTTATTTTTTTGTTTATTTCATCAAATCCCATTTCAGATGGGTCTGAATCACCTAACTCTACTACATAAACTGTTATACCCCCATTCATAAGGGTTTCTGCAAATCTTAATGCGTTTTTAAATGCATCTGAATCTAATACTATATAAACTTTTTCTACACCTCTACGAATTATCTCTGTTTGTAATTTTGATTGTGGTGATTTTCCAAAAAGTGGTATTGCGTTCATTCTAATTGCCATAGCATCAAATACACCCTCACATATCACAATTGGTAAATCCCAATTAACCATCATTTCAAATCCAACTACATCTTTTGATACATCTGGATTCTTATGTTTGTGATTAGTTTCATAAAAACTTCTACCAACGAAATAATTTAACTTTCCATCTGAATCATATGATGGTACAATTACCTTATGTTTGTATATACCCTCTTCACAATAACCAACTTCATGCTTTATAATTTCCGATGGTGTAATTCCTCTACCTTCCAAATATTTAATTGCGTGCTTTCTGATTACTGAATTAGATGGTTTCCAAAGTGGAATGTATTCTTTTGGAAGTTGAACCGACTCAGTTTTACCATTATTTTCAGAATTTGGTAAATTTGAGTATCTATACTTTCTACTAAAGATTGAGTTGTGTTCATCCCAAACTTCTTTTGATACTTTTAACTTTTTGAAAAGTGAACGGATTGTTTTACCCTTTTCATCAGATATCCAACAATGCCATGGGTTATCACCCTTTGAATTTAATCCAATATTTATTTCTAACTTTGGCTTGTAGTGTTCTGCAAACGGAGAGAAAAAGGCATAGTTATTCCCTGATGTTTTTTTAGATTTACCTAAGACCGATTCCAATAACGTAAGTATTCTATCTTCCATATTACAACAAATATACGAAAAATAAATGAACTATCCAAAGAATTTTACAATTTCTTTTTCATCAATCCAAGCTTGGGGTATTTCTTTCTTAGCCCATTTGAACCCATTCTTCTCGCACCATTGTGCATATGTAGTTTTTGAACCTTTATATATCTTACCGTTTGGTGATTGTAATACAAACCTTAAATCAATATCAGAATTTTGCTCTTTAATTAAAAGATGTTTCTTTCTATCTTCTGGTAAGAACCAACCCTTAGATTCTATATAAATTCCATTTGGTAATTTAAAATCAGGTTTATATGTATGATGTGTTTCTGGAATTGTGTATTTGATTTCGTGTTGTTCATATTCACCATCAATTCCTATTGATTTCAGTTGTTCATCTATCTTAGTTTCAAGACCACTTTTATGGCCTTTTTGTTTTTGAATGTGAGACCAATTTCCTTTTGCCATAACTTATTCTTTTTTAAAATCCTTTTGAGTTCCAAACAAACCTTCCATCTGCTCTTTGTTTTAATTGTGGTTTCTCTTCTTCAGGTAATATTTCAGGTAATGATGGAGTTCCGAATGCACCATCTAAATCAAATCTTACTTTTACTGTAATATCTACATCATTTCTGTTTTGTATTGCGGATGCTAGTTTACCAATCGCCAATAACTCACCAACTTTATTATATAATCCAATCGTTGTAAAGTAAGGAGAAAAGTTAGAACCTGTTACAAATGGTTTTAAGAACATTTCACGCTCATCATTATTTTTTCTTAAAGTTGGGTTTGTACTAATATTAAACTCAGAAGAACCAATTTCACATAGAACTGAAGTTTCATATAATTTCTTTGTTGATTTGTATTTTGTACTCCAACCATAAGTTGAACTATCATAATCCCAATTACCTTGCCCTACCCAAACATTTTTATATTTTGGTCTTGGGTCTGATACTACTGCAATACCTTGATTATAAAATATTTCACCTACAATATCACTTTGGTATGCTGAACCTGTTAAATAATCATTATTTGAAAGGTATTCAATTTCTGTTTGAGTTAATGCTCTTCTGTAAAATCTTACCTCATCCAATGAACCACTTAATGTTGAAAAATTAGATACTACATCGCTTCTAAGAACTGGCCCGTATGTTGATAAATCACTTACATAATGAGAACCTAATAATATATCATATTCATTCCAAATATCAGCTTTTAATTTTATTGATGATGATGCTTCTTTTGTACCATCAACCCATAATTCTAATAATGAACCTGTTTTGTTGAATACAATATGATGTTGAGTTGCATCATTTAAATATGTTGATGATGTTACTTCTGAAGTTCTTTTACCATCTGAAAGTGATATGGATAGTTTTCCGTTTTCAGATGTGTTTTGGTTATATACCTTTATATCATACGGATAAATTGGTGTAGGTTGATTTCTTTGTCGTGTTTTTAATTGACCGTTTCGGTTGGTGAACTCTTCAAAGTAAGAACCATTCTTATTTAATATCCAATTATAATTTCTACTATCATCAGATTGTGATGTTGGTAAAATAGCCCACAATGAAATAGAATAATCCTTTCCTTTCATTGGAGATAATCTTGGTTTATTTTTTATTTTAACGTATGATGTTGTGCCATCTAAAGTTACTTTTGTTCCAGATGCTTCAGATGATGTTCCTGTTGTTAAAATACCAGATTCATAAGTTAGATTTCTACCAACTGCATGGTTAGTATATCCACTTCTATCTAAAATTACGTTATCATAAGATGTAACTCTAGGAACTACCTCATCATTGAACCCCCAATACCCAATCAAATCTCCGAATGGAACATAAGATGATGTATTAATAGTTAAATCTGTATCATAAAGGTATCCATGATATTCATCTATTTTTCTATCTTGAATATTTACTTCATCCGATACACCCTCTACAGATTTATCTGCTACTGTAAAACTACCTGGTTTTATACCATCACCCAAACGGTTTTGTGGTATTGAGAATATAGATGCAGATGTGTATAAATCTCTTTCGTTATTAACCCTATGTTTAAAAAACATTTGATTAAGACCAGACCAAACAATTTTTTGTTCTTTAGATGAAAGAAATGATGTGTTACCTGAGTTGGAATTATCCAATTCAGTTGAATCAGCAACCAATTCACCATTTAATGAAGATGATAGTGGAACTTTTTCATTATATAATGGTGATATACCTTTTAAGATAGAAATTTGATAGTAATCTTGTCGATATGTACCATCACTTACTATCCACCTTTTAAATGCATTAAAAGGATACAATTGTAATCCACCACCGTTTATTGGTTTTAAAGCTTCTGCCATTCAATAATCCTATTATTCTAATATAAATATTAAATTATTTAAAATAAAAAACCCCATATTACTATGGGGTCGAAACTCTTTCGAGCCGGTCCTACAATTCTATTATAGGAGATGGGTATCTTAGAAGTCTAATTTTACCTTAACCAATACTTCATTAGAAAATGATTTCAAGATAGGTTGTGATAACTTAGCAACTGCTAATAACTCTTGTGAACTATTGTACAAACCAACTGTTGTTAAGTATGTTTTTGGATTATTAGCAAATGTTGGTTGTCTAAATGCTCCGTTTGAACCTGTTACAAATGATGGGTTATTTGAGAAGTTGTATTCACCATTCTTAGCTCTTACGAAATAGAATGTTGATTGAACTCTTTCTTCGTTTCTTGCTGCAAATCCATGTGATACGTTAATTGAAGCCGCTCCACTAATAGATGTATATAATTTATATGAGTTATCACCATTTATGTTTGAACCTGTAACAGTATTAAAATCTAATGTCGAATCTAAAGTATCACCATTTAAGATAATAACACCTTGTTCTGGATAAACTCTACCATAATATGTTTTAGGTGAATAAACACCACCATTGAGAGAACCTGATACTAAGTTGTATGCTCTACCAATTTGAGTTGCAGATTGTTGAGTATCTGCTGAATCATCAATTAATGATATAACTTTTCCGGCTTCAACTACAAATACATTTGAACCTGTATGAACGTTGTTTGCTACTGCAGAACCACTTAGAGTTGATAAGTTTAATTGGAAGTTTCCTGGGTCTAATCTATCTTTGATTCTTGCTCTGTTAAAGTTAAGTGCGTAAATACTATCAGATGCTACTGAGTTGAATGTAAATTGTCTTTGGTTTCCAGGTAGTAGGATTTGTTGATATTGTGAGTAGATTGCGTTTGAAGGAGAATCTTCATTCTGTCCTAAAGAACCACTGCCCGCGTTATTTCCATATGCTACTGAAAACTGAGCTTCTGATGTTGCGGCTGTTGAGATACCATCATAAATCTCATAGTAATATTGTTTTTGAGTAGATGATTGAGCTGATGAAGTGTAAAATGAAGTTAACGTTCCTACGTTACCACTCCATAAACCTCTGGTTACTCTTTCTACACCACCCTCTACAACATCACCTACTTTAAATGCTGTATATACTCTTTTTGATGTGTTAAACGAACCTGCTGGTAAAACTGCCATATCTATTTCCTTTTAAGTTTTTTATATTCCAAGTGCTGAATTTGTTGTGTTACCTACTGAAATATCAGGATTGTTAGTAACAGTTAATTCAATTTCTTCTCTACCACCTGTTTCATTACCTACTACAATAAGTTTGGTAGAAATATCAACATTATCAGCCAATACTTTAGTAGTAATTGTAAACTGTGAGTTACAACTTACAGTAATACTTCTTCTATCTTCATTTGCTCCAACTGGGTCTGTATTGTTTGCAATACCCTGTCCATCACCAACGATTGATGCTGCATCTGAATTAAGAAGTGTAACTGTATATCCTAATGTGTTGTTACCACCATTTTTTGTAGTGATTGTAACAGTTTGTTGGTTTCCACCTTCTTCTAAAGTAATTGAAGTTGGGTTTGGTATGATAATAGGAATACGAATTGTGTTTTTAGGTAAAGTTAATAACTTATATTTTAAGTTGTAACTTTCATCAGTCACTGCCTCAACAATAGGCATATTTTCAATAATGATTCCATAATAATCAGAACCAAGTGGGTGAGCCGGATTCCATAATTCGTAATCTATTTCATCATCTGCTAATGCAAATTGACTGATAACGAAGAAATCTCTACCCTTCGCTAATAATTCTCTACCCTTTTTAGTAAGAATTGCATCTACTGTTATCGATGAGTTATCTAAGTATCCCATATATTTTACCTTTTGATTTTCCTATTATAGTAATAAATATGTAAATAAATATTTTTAAACCAATTTACAAATTTTTCATTTTATATAAATATTAATATTTTTGAATTATCTACCTCTATTAGAAACATAATCTTTACCATCATCTGTTTCAGACTCTAATTCTCGTCTCAACTCTCTTAATTTATTTAACTTATCCAAATCACCTACAACATCAATGTTATCAGGTATGATTATTAAATCATCGTTTGAATTTGTATAAGATTTTGGGTCTAAATCTGATTCTTCACTTTCCACTATATCTCTATGTGGTATAATTGGTCTACCCAATCTTTTCTCAAATTGTTCGATTTCTTTAAGTTTAATTTGAACTTCGTTTAAACCTTCAATTTCAGGATTTCTTGCAAGTTTTTCTTTTTGCTCTAAGATTATATCCTCTTCTAAGAATGTGTTGATTTCATCTCGTCTTAATTTGTTTATTTCAAATTCATTTTCTTGAGCTTTACGTTCTTTCTCTCTTTCCAATCTTTGAAGTTTTTGCTTCTGTAAGTTTCGTTTCTTAGTTTTTTGTTGTTGTTTATTACGTCTACGTTCTTCTCTCAATCTTTGTTTTTCTTCTTCTTTTGCTTGCAATTCTTCAGGCGATGGCGGATTTGTAACAACATCTCTATTTTCAATATTATCCTTATCAAACTCAGGATATTTATCTTTTAAATATTGTTCAAATTCAAATTTCATCACTTCAATTTCTTCATCAAATAATTGTTTACGCTCTTGTTCTTCTTCAAATGATTGTTGAATATCAGCACTACGCTCATCACCCATCATTCTTCTTTTTTGTTCTTCAGATGCTAATCTTCTTTTTTCTATTTCAGATAATACTGTAACATCTATTACTTGAGGTTTTTCAATTATGTTGGCTTTTGGGTTACTTACCACCCTACTCAATATATCAGATGGTACTCTATCAACTGGTGATATTTCTTTATTACCATCTAAAATTAATGGAGTATCTACTACCTTTTGTATTGGCTTTATTATTTCTTCAATACTCTCATCAATTGTTTTTATTTCATCAATTGGATTTCGTTGTAATTCTTTTTTGGATTCCAATTCGATTCTTCTTAAAACTTCTTGGTTTATATCCAATACAATATTATCACCCATTTCCATAGGCGATTGTATTGGTGTATCTTCTATAAAATCTTCAGAATTTTTAGTAGGTGGTGGTGTTGGTATCTCCTTACGGGTACTATCACCATCTCTATTTACTTTAAATTCTTCTCTATATTCTTTTCGTTTTGCCATTTTTAATAATTATTTGAAGGAGGTTTGACTGAATTAATAAATCTTTTATTTTGGATATCAAATCCAGTTACTATATCAAATTCATCTCTACGCTTTTCTTCTCGTCTTTTTGATACTTTGAAGTTTTCATATTTAGCATCAAACTCAACTCTTCTACTGTTTTCTATTTCAGTAAGTCTTTGAATTTCTCTACGGAATGCCTTTACTTCAGCATCATATTTTAACTTTCTCTTATACTTAACATCTTCATTTACTTTTAAATCTTCCAATTTAAGTATAGGTAGGTTAGTTTCAACATCTACATCTAAGTTACCTCCATCCGCAGTTTCTGAAGTATAAATTAAAACTTTAGGGTCTGCTTGGAATATTTCAATAACAGGTTTTCCATCTGGCGTATCAGGTGAATTTGTTGTTAAAGAATCCGATGTCATCTTACACCCTAAGTATCTTAAATTTTGAACTGATAATGGTAATTCATCTGTAGATACTTCAGCAGGAACTAATGATGATGAATTGTATAATCCCAAAGATGCTGATAATGCTGTTGAATAAAAGTAAACTTCTTTTTTAGCGTATTTGGAAATTCTTTGATTTGTTATAGTTCTACCAATTGGTGAATATTCTTCCGATGGATTTGTTACAACATTCCATTGAAATACCGTTGTTGGTTCAGACCCACCATCAACTATAGATGATGACGGTATCAATATGTTATACAGATATTGAGATGATTTATACATATCTGCTTTTGCTTTAAGCAATCCTAAATCTTCTATATCGTTTTTATATGCAAATATAGGTGATTCAAACGGAATCGTAGTTTCATAATTTACATATGTAACGTCAGGTATTCTAACAGGTTCTAATATAGTTGTTTCGTAGAATGTATAGTCTGCAGTTAGGGTCTGTCTACTATTATCTATGGTTGTTTCGTAGAATGTATAGTCTGCGGTTGGGGTCTGTCTACTATTATCTATGGTTGTTTCGTATGTAACATACTCAGATTCCAATGACTTATCAACTGGTAATATTGTAACTGAATACTGTGGGTTTGTATATGATACCTTTGTTTTAGATTTGATTTTAGGTCTTTCTAAAATATGTGGTTCAATTAAGATACCAGAATTGTAATCGGCTCTAGCAGGCATTGTTTGTCTGATTTGTTCAAATACTGAAAAATCATATCTTGCTAAAATATCGATTGTATTGTTGATTAAGTTTTTGTTACTGTATTTTTTGAATACTTGTCTTCTTACATAATCCAATTCTTCATTTTGTTCGGTATATCCTTCTCTATTATCAGGATTACCAATGTAATCATCAATTTCAAAATAACCTGTATGGTTGTAGATATCTTCGTTATACATTTTAGTAGCAGAAAGATATACACCAACTTGGTTTGAATCTACAGGTGCTTTATCATACTTTGATTTTTCTCTTCTTTCATCAACATCTAATGGTGCTCTTAAAATACTTGATTCTATTCTAACCTTATTATTCATAATGTTATTAGCACCTGCCGATGGAACTTTTGTATAATACTCTTCAGTTACACCTCTTAAATCATCTGCTTCAAAATTAGATAAAGATGCAGATAATTGATAACCCAATTCAGTTTCTAATATCTGCTGGTTTGGGTGTTGAGAATAGAATGAAAATGTAGTTGCAATATTTCTTATTCTTGAATCTGGTATGAATCTAAACTTCAAATCAAAGTAAGATGAAGTCGCAGAGTTACCATGATAAGTTTCTCTTGAAAGTGTATGTTCATCAACTACAATATCTTTAAGTGGATTTGCCCAATATCTTAATTCTTGTATCGAACCACTTAAATATTCCGCGTTATTCCAAAGTGTTAATCCACTAACTGTTGGTAAATCTTTACCTACTGTTAATGTACCACTTCCAGTCCAAGCAGCATTGTATGATGATTCAGTTGAACCATCGATTGATATACTTGCTGATTTATTTAATACAATTCTATCTTTTCTGTTTCTACGATATTGAATCTTATAAGTATTGTTTTGAGTAATATCATCAACTGAACTTTCTCTTTGAACTAAAAGTGTTCCCATTGTAGAATCAAAAAGTGGAACATCATTTATAGATGCAGATTTATATCCACCACTACCACTCAAATATAAGTGAATGTTACCTTTAGTAGAAGAACCTGTTGGTTCAAATACAACACCAAAATCAGTTCCTTTATTTAATACAGCAGTTGTTCTACTTAAATTTTGTTGAACAAATAATTCAATTGTATCAATTGGGTTTGCATCATTCACTTCATATGTAACAGAATCAATATCTGTAATTTTATCCCAAGGAACTGTAAGGTAATTATCAGTATCAAATCTTAGGTGATATACAAATTTATCATGCTCCCAAATAGGCCTTACATCTTCAACCATTGGGCCACCATATTCTCTAATTGATAAGAATGCTTGTGGAATACCATAAGTTGCGATAAGTGCTTTAACTGCTCTCGCAGAACCTTTTGTTTTTAGTAGGTATGGTATATTGTTTACAATTCTTCTCCAAACCTCATTTGTAATTTGTTCATCTGGTTTTGATTTTAATAAACCAGTTTGTAATCTACTACCTGTTGCATCAGTTCCTAATGCATATTTCCATAAATCTGAACGGTCTTTACCATGTGTAAGTTTCCATCCCATTGATTTTGCAACATCATATAATAGATTGTTTGGCATACCATCATATGGGTGTTCTTCTCTTTCATTAATAGAAGTTAACTTTTTGATATATGCCCATGTAATATCAAAGTGATGTCCAACCATATCAATGAATAGAAGATAATCTTTATTAAGTGGGTCTTCTACAATTGATGCAGGAATTGATTTTGTTAATCTTGCATCATTAATTGAATCAAAGTAACTTGCAGATTCAATCAACCCATTGTAATAATTAATACCATCATTTGTTGTAGTTGATACTAATGTTAATGGTGATTCTGATGTTTTAGGCCAAGGTTCAAATGTAAATGCAGATGAACTGTAGTGAGTATATAACGAACCTGTAGATTCATAATACATCCATTTTTCCCAACCATCCATACCACTTACAACACTATCTCTACGATTTATAGATTGTGATATGTTTGTGATTGCCTCAGAACCACTAACTGATTGTAATGTAGTTATTCGACTGTTGTAAGATTCTACTAATTGTAATTTGTATCTAAAGTTGTTAACTCTTTCTACTGCTGATGAGTAATGAACAAAGTTAGCAAAATCAGAATAATCTAAGTTTATATTTGAATCACCAAATGATGAGCTAATATATTTATCAACGATTTGTTGTGATGTTGTTAGATTTGCATCTAATAAATCATTCCAACTTTTTAAATCAGTTCCTTGTGATTTACCATAATTACCCAAATCAATTTTAAAGTTTGGTTCTGAAAAGTTATCTACGATTGGTTGTTCGTTTCTTGGGAATACCAATAACTTTTCGATATAACTTCCTCTGTAAACTCTTTCAATCTTAGGATTTTTAATTTGTAAATCACCTCTAAGTGGTCTATAAAGTTTTACATAAAGTTTAGTTAACCCATTTGGGTTTTTGAAAGATGAATCGTAATATTTAACTGTTGAAAAGGTAGGTTTACCTCTTAACTCATTTGAATAATCTAAACCATTTTTTATATTTGTATCTCTACCTGGTATTGGTGAACCATATGTATAATAAACTAATGTTCCAGTATCATCTCTTTCTTGAACCCATTCAAATCCACCATTTGGATTATCTATATTAAACTTAGCAACTCTACCTGTTGTAGTATATGATATATCTTTAGATGTTACTATATTTTCAACTATTTCTTCAGCTGAGCTTTCGGTGAATACACTTTCAGTTGGTGCTACACTTTCAGCTGATACTACACTTTCAGTTGGTGCTACACTTTCAGCTGATACTACAAATTCAGTTGATGCTACAAATTCAGTTGATGCTACACTTTCAGCTGATACTAAATTTTGAGCTCCAACTGCAGTATATCCTGATACAGGTCTTATATTTTTCTTAACTGTTTGTTGAACTGTTTGTTGAAATGTATTTTGTGAATAAACTTCAATCCAAAAATCAGAACCGTTTTCTGAATAAAATGTAGTATTTTTACCATCAAAAGTTGATGTTGGAAATGGTATGTTTACAAATACATCACCAACTCTTTCGTTTGGTGAAAAATTAAACCCAACAATTTGAGCAATATTATTATCACCAAAGTTTAAAACAAAATCTTCTATTGTATCTTCATCATCAATATCTTCTAAAATAGCCGTTAAACCATAAGAATCATTTGAATCAATTAACGATAATTCTAATTCGGTTGAATCTGCAGATACATTATCAATCTTAACTTCATTTGTTACTTTTTCTAAAAAGTTATATACAATTGAATAGTTTCCTCTTGAGATGTTTGATAACCTTACATCTGTTTCAGGAGTTAATAATATATTATAATCTTCATCATCAGTATCAGTATTAAGTTCAAATTGAATGGGTTTTCTATTAGATAATAGTAAGTTTTCGCCAGAATAAATATGAAATTCAATTTCAGGAAATATATCATCATCTTCTTTTAAAAATAATGAAGTTGGTTCTAATTCATTTTTAGACAATAATCTAGTCGTTACAGATATTTTTTCTAAATCATCATCAGAATATATCTGTATCCCATCGGTTGGTGATTTTACCGATGTTAGTATGTTTTTATTATTAAATCTATCTATTGCCATTCTTACCTTTATACTGAAATTCTTTTAGTAAGTTCATCAATCAAACTATTTTGTGAATCTATTTGTGATTGAATATTATTTCTCTGTGATACTAAATCATCTAATCGGGCTTTCTCGCTATTCATTGCATTCCTAGCTCTATCTCGTTCTGTTCTTCTATCTGCCCTTTTTCCACTTGACCATCTTTTAGATGTCCCATCGTATTTGATTTGTCTTCTAACAGTTTCTGCAGCCCAATAATTATAAGAATTCAGAGCCTTATTAACGTCTGTCGTTAATTGGGTAAATTGGTTATTTAATCCATTCAATCTTGTTTTGGCGGCTGATATTTGATTTTGAATTCTAATTCTAAGTTGTCTTGCGGCTTCTTGTTGAGTAGCTTGTATCTCATTAAACTCAATTTCAGCTGGTGTTTGAGTATCAGGTTTTACAATCTCAATATCAAAATATGATTCATCGGCTATAAGTTGTGTATTTGAAGAACCAACTAAGCACTTTACTTGCCATCTATCAAATACTCTCATTTCAGAATTAGTAACTCTATATACTCCTTCATTAACTTTACGATTAAATCTTAAATTTAAACCACTACCACCAGGTGTTGGTATGTTTTGCCAAGTATATCCTATATCTACATATTTTGAATTAGATGGTAGTTTGGGTGATTGAATTCCATCAGAGTTATCAAAATCAAACATTGTTATAAAATTACTACCTGAAGCACCCGTTCCTCTATATTCAGCTGTAACTCTATATGTTAATAGTAAATCATATCCTGCATCTTTTAATTGTTGTGTTATTAAGAATGTACCAGCTTCAACATCTTGTGATTGTCCTGTAATCACCTTATCAAATGGTAATTTTGTTGGGTAATAATCATTACTATACCCAGTTGGTATTTCATACAACCCATTGTTAGAGTTAAAATCAGGAGTATATCTTGAATTGTATTTTTCTCTTAATGGTTCTAATAAAGATGGTGTATCTGTAATCACTTTTTGTGGGAAGAATATATCGTTAAGTGAAATTAATTCTAAATTAGTATCTGGTATATTAAATTGAAATTCTGTAACATTTGTTTTTATAACTCGTTCGAATTGTTCTTTGTTTAACTCTTCCTTTATTGCAGGTAATTTAACCAAACCATATTGCTGTACTGAATTAGTTGGTAGAGTATAAGACACAATTTGATTAGATGTATTTCTTCTTACATCTCTTCTTTCGTTTTTATCTTTTATGTTTGTAGGATTCTCTGCCATTATCTAACCACTTTAAATACATAACCATCAAAGTATTCTCTTCTTCCATTAGTTCTATCAACTCTAAATTCAAATTGATAAAATCTTTCAGGTTGAAGTGTATTGAACCAAAAATCAAAATAGTTTCCTGTAGAATCACAACTTACTTTTGTGTATGTTGTATCAAATGGAACTATAACTAAGTTGGTTTCAACATCTCTTACTTGATAATAAGTATTTTGCGGAAGATATTTAATCTCATTATATGCAGAAGAAGTTGCATAAGTTCTTTGTGGATACCTAGCTCTACCCACTATTCTGATTCTTGTTTTTGATAATTCTTTATATTCTGCTAATAAATTTTTATCGTAAATTATAATATTATCATCTGTTAACTCTAATAATGAGCCTGTTTGATAGGATGAATCATCCCATCTTACTTCTAAAGTTGGAACATATATTGTATGAGTTTCATTTGAAAAGAATTTAGATGAACCATATCTAACAGAACCACTTTCTTGCGATTGAGGTCTTTTGATAATAAGCCCATTATTATCTCTACTACCACTTATCCAATCTTTTACATATTGGGTAACTTCAACTTTTAAATCATTTGTGTATTTGTTGAATGTTTGTGAGTATGATGTATTGTTTACTGATGATGTGTGCCATGTACCACCACCTGCATTGAATATGTAAGAACCTGTTGTTCCACTTTGGAATGAGCCTGTTGTCCATAATGAATCATTTCTGTATTGCCAACTAACACCATCTGTTACAACTGGTGAGTAATAATACTGCCCAATACCTTCACTCCAACTTTGAGATACAGGATACACATCTAATTGATATTCAGATTGAACTTCGTTTTGTTCTGTAGATGTTAGATTTAAGTAAAATTTACAATTTGAAGATATATCACCATTTGAAATTGATTCAGAAATAGATGTTATATCAAACTGAGTTAAGATTCTACTGTTACCAATAAGAACTTCACTTGTATCTTCATCATAAAATTTGGTTACTTCTAAGATTTCATCAGCACCTGTATTTTGTGCTCTTCGTGTATCTTGTTCATATATTGTAGAATCTTTTTGTCCGTATATTCTATATATCATCTTATATCTCCAATTAGAATGATTGAGTAACTACTTTACCTTTAATATCAATATTTGGATATTTTACTTCAAATATAGATGGGTCTTTAGGTGGATAAATTACACCACGTTTAGTTGCAAGTTTAGTATCGTATTTATTTGGTGAATAATTACCATTAAATTTATTGTAAATTTGTAAACCACCCACACCCTCAGCATCAGGTCTTGGTACTGTTTGAACACCTTTAACACCATCTAATAAAACATATATCTGTGATAGATTAATTGGTTCGTTAATTCTCCAATTATCAATGTTAAAGTAATCTTTTAATGTATCTAAACATCTCAAAAGAACTTCGTTTGAATTATAATCTGGTAAAACAACAATATCAAAATTGATAGCTATGTTCACTATAAACGCATCTTTAATGTTTACAGCGTCTGTTAATAATCTATAATATGAAATGTAATTTCTAAGATTGTTTTTTGTTGCAGGATTCAGTTGAGTTAATTTCTTCTGATTATCATACCCCAATGTGTATAGATTCAACGCCAAAGGATTTGGTATTTCAGATGAAATAGTTTCGTTATTTTTATTTTTTGTTTCAATTTGATAATCTTGAACTATGTATGCTTTTGCTACCGAACCAAATTGTGGTGGTAACGCATAACATCTCATAATGTAATCTTCTCTACTTACAGTTCTGTTTTGAGCTGCAAAGTAACCCATTGCGTTATTACGAATTTCATCATCTGATTCTTTACTTCTACCACCAACCGCTGGGTTTGGATTTGTTACTGCTAATGAATTCTGAACGAACCTTAGTGTATTTTGATTTAAGTTTAATGTATTATCATTTTCAAATGTTCTACCAATAATTTTAATTAAATCTTTAGCAGGTACATTATCTTGAATACCATTACCAACTGTATATTCAACTGTTAGAGTTGTATTTGATGGAGCAACTCCATATGTTTTTGTATATAAGAAGTTTGATGGGTCTAAACCTTGGTCTAATGATGCGTTATCAGTATATAATGCCGAACCCACATTATCTGGATTTGGTATAATTTCTTCATCAGCGTTTGATGATATACCTGCTCCAAATTGAATTACTAAATTACCTTCGTTTTCAAATCTTGTGATGAATCTTTTTGGAACTCTATTTAATTCTAATAGGTATGGTGCTTCTCCACTATATTGTGATAAAGCATCACCATTATCTTCATTGTTTTCAATTTGTTCAAATACAGTATCTTGTGCTAAGAATGGAACTTCAGTCCAAGTATCACCATCTTCATCTGTAATAGATTTTATTTTAATAATACTATCATCTTGAATTCTTACTTTATCATATATCTTTGGTGAACCAAATGTAAATGTTTTAGTTTTAATTGTACCTGATGTTGCTTTTACTTGCTTCTTTAGTAAGTAATAAATTGGTTCATTTGTGTTTTCATCAATTTGATAAACTGAAACCTCTGTTGGGTTAAATGATGATGAGAATTCAAAGTCAACATCTGTAGTTGTATTGAATTGTACATTACTAAATTCATCAGAACCAACTTGCATTCCTCTTTGTATTTTAAGAGCGTAATCAAAATCAGGTACTACATCATCACCACTACCCTTAGCAGGAACTAATTGGAACACATCTAATGTTACAGATGCAGGAACAACATTCTTTGGTTTGTATCCATATGCTGCCGCAAGGTTAAATAAGTTTACCTTTTCTTCTGCATTAGTTAATAAGGATTCTCTTAATTGAGTATCAGTATAAAATGAAAGAACATCCCCAACATAAGATGCCATCTCAATAAACATCATACCAGGTGATGATTCGTTAAAATCATTGTATGTATTTGGAAAATAGTTTTTAGCGAAATCAATTAAGTTTTTTCTTAATTCACCAAAATCTTTTCCAACTAAAGATACATCTTTTTGTACTAAATCTGTTCTGTTTGCCTTTGCCATTTAATTTCCTTATTGTATTGTAGCAGAACCTGCTGAATCTACAAACATAATTATTTGTTGATTTGAACCTTGTTCAGTAACTCTAAATTTTAATTCAATACCAACATAATTTCTATCATAATTAGGTTGAATTATCAAATCATCAATTACTATATATGGTAGCCAAAATCCAATATCTTCTCTCAGTTGTTCATCCATTTGAGTTGATAAACTTTCATTCATTTGTTCAAATAGAAGAGAATATACAGATGAACCAAATTCAGGTTGAAATAATCTTTCACCCTTTCTGGTTAATAAAAGATTTTTTAAATTAGATATTGCTTGTTCTTCAGTTGTATAACTTAAAGAAAACAATCCTTTATTCTTACCAAAAGGCAAAGTAATTCCAACTGCAATATCCTTTTCTAAATCAATTGGATTATAAAAGTATTCTTTTCTTTCAGCCATTTATCATTTACCTTTTTTAGCGTTGATAGTTTTCATCAACTTAGAATAATCTTTTGTTAGAGCATCCCCAACTGCAGTTCCTTCAATGTTTACATTTAAAGGTTTACCATCTGGGTCTACAGTTGGCATCATACTTTGAGCAGTTGGTGCACCATTACTATATCCCAATTTTTCAGCCATTACTTGTCTGTTGAAACCTTGTGCTTGGCCTGCTGTAAATGTTCTACCATCTAAGTTTTTCCATTCACCAGATTCAGCAGTTTCGTTTAGCATTTCGTTTAACATTGGGTTTTTTGAAAACTCCATTGTTGGGTTTTGTTTTTTTAATCTTTCAGTTTCCAATACATCAGAAACATCTAGCGGGTCAAATGGTTTGGTTATTTCTTTAACTTTATTTTCTTTAATTATAGGTTTAGAACTTTGTTTAATCTCTTTTAAGATTGGTCTAAGTTCTTCCCTAACAACTTTTCTTACTATTACTTCTAATAAATCTGCTAATTGTTTTGCCTTCATAATATTATGTTTTTATATAAATATTAAAATGTTTAGTTTTACACTACCCCAACCCAAGGAAATGGTGGGCCTGGTACTGGTGATGGTGCTGCAGGAATTAACCCATTATATAACCCACTTACAGTTAATAGATGTGTTGTAAATGCTGCTATTAGTTTACCACATATAATACTACCCATTGGGGTTGGTGCTGGTGGATTGTTAAATGCTGTCCATAATCCCACATCTAATGGAGATGGAGTTCCACCTGATAATACAGTAACACCTGTTGTTGGTGATACATAGCCAGGTGGTGGTGGTAAGGGATTCCATTGAACTGCCGCCCAATAAGAAACTGTTTCAGTTGCCCATCCTAAAAACATTGTTGGTGTTGGTGGGCCTTCTGAATCTTTTATTTGATTAAATGTATCTAATATTGCGTTTTCAATCCCAGTCGTTGGTGGAGCTGATATAATGGTTGAACCTGGAATTAAAGATATCATAGCAGTAGCTACTGCAACTCCATACGCATCCGCAATAACTTTAGCAGTATCCGATTCTGTTTTTTCTATTGGAGCATCTAAGTAAGGAGCTACTGTTGCTTGAAATCCTGGCCAAAGTACCGCCATATTATTGAGCCATTTGTTTTAATTCGGTTAGTAATTGTTGAACTTGGGATACATTTGTTGCGGGGCCTGTTGGTCCAACACCTGTTGCAAATGTTGCAGTTCCTGCTGTTAAATCTGCTAATTGTTGAATCAACCCTTCTAAGATTGTAAACATCTTATCCATATCCATTGCCCATGCCGGTGTTGCGATATTTACAGATTTAGCACCACTAAGTATAATGTAATCAGATTTTGAATTTAAAATAATTCTATCTGAGTTTAAGATTGCAGATGGTTTATCAAAGTTTTTTTGAGAATCTACACCCGTTCCAATATTTTTTTGAGATGTAGTTAATCCAACTTTTTGTGATGAGGTTAACCATATAGATGAAAGGTCATCATCTACACTTTCAATAATAAATTTATTATATTCACCACCTTCACCTCTACCATTGGATAGTATGGTTATCGGGTCTTCTACAGTTGAAGATTCCCAAGATGGTGTTTGAGTTGTATCTGAATCGGTTGGGGAGTATCCAAATCGTAATGAATGTCCAAACCTACCTTCGATTAAAACATCCCCTAAGAATGGTTGTAATGAACCCACATCTGTTCTTTCTACAAACCCAGCTCCTAAATCAACATCAGAATCTCCACCTGATGTGTTTGGGTTTCCTGCGGATGTATCACCGTAATCACCACCTACATTGTTTGAACTAGCTATAGATGCTTTTGGTAATGCGTTATTATGTATGTTTTGTTGAGTAGATGTAGGTCCTATATAATATCTTTTATTAGCAAGTTTGTTAGCAGAGCCTTCAGGTGATTGAGATGGTAATATAACAACTTGTTCACCTACTAATGGTACTCTTTTAATATTAGTATCTAATGGAAATACTTCTACAAATGTATTTGATGATTTTTTTGATACCACTTCAAGTGAATATACTTTATTTACATCATCATCTTTTAAATTTACTTTTTGTATTGTAGCAGTTTCAAAAGTTGCCATTAATCATCTCCATCGTTTTGAAGAGAATCTATTTTCTCATCAATAGCTTTTGCGTTTTCCAAAAGTTGTTTCTTTTCTTCATCGGATAATCCTAAACCACCACCCATTTCATCTGAGTTGGCATCTTTCATCATTCTTTGAATAATTGCAGCTAATTTTACAATCTGGTCATCGTTCCTAACAGATACTTCCATATACTCTTTAATTAGAGGAACTACTACGGTTGCATCGTTTATGTTAGTAACCAATGGTTCTAATTGTGCAATAAGTAATTTTAATTGTCTATCTTTCTTTTTAGAATTATGATAAACATCTGACATTATATCTGAAAATGTTTTACCTTTAAATAATTCAGTATCTTTATCCATGCTCTTCCTTTAATTCATAACTCATTGATAGAAATCCAGTTTGGTTATATTCACAGTATAACTCAGTATAAATAGATTTCATCTTATTAATTACTTTTGTGATGTACTGAGTATCTACACCAGTCCTCTCTCTAATAAGTATGTAAAGAGCTTTCTTATTGTATGAATATAAATCTATTCTGTTTCTGAATAATTCGTTAATCGAATCTGCGATAGCTCTATCTCTATCTTTTAAAAATAAATCGTAAAGATGTTCATCAATGTAATCAACGTAGTGGTCAATAAAATCAGATGTTTCCTCTTGAATTTGTTGATGTATCACTTCGTTTGTTATATTTCTATTCAAATCAATAGCATCTATGTTTTCACGAGATTTCATTCTCTCATAGTTTTTATTGTTTTCATTAAATAACCAATTTCTAGCAACAACTGTAAAATATGAGAATGCTCTACCATTATCACCATTGAATCTATCAATTTTTTCATTTAAGAATGCAACTACATTCGCTTTCACATCCTCATATGGGTCATCAAAATAATAAGTCTTATAAGTATGTATTACGTTTTCTGATAATTTATCAAATGGGTAATGTATAAACCTATTATAGATTTTATTTTTCTTATTTTGGTTATCACAATTGTTGTATGCGTTTATAGCAATCTCTGTTATCTTTGTGAAGTATCGTTTACTCTTTCTCTTTCGTGGCATCTAATTCATACACTTCGTTTAACTCTTCCATAGCAGTTTTTATCTCATTAAAGATATAACCACTCTCATCATCGGCTTCAAATGAACCCAATCTATCTATTTTTTTCATCCTATCATATGCTTTTTTCATTGAATCGTATGCAAGGTTTATATACTTTTCAGAAAATTCCATCTCATCTTCTAAAGATTCATATTTTCTAACAAGATTCCAAACCGAATATACTAAAGCAATTATGATTAATGATAATGATACTATTACATATTCCATAATTAATCCTCTGTAGTTTCTCCGAAAATAGATTTAAAATCAATCTTTTCCGGCATTTTTACGTTTTCTAATTTTTGTTTTTTAGTAGGTCGACCACCTACATTTTTAGGTTGAACCTTTGTATCGGAATTCATTACACGTTTATTCTCAAACCTAGCCGCTAGAATATCAGCATGATGCATTACAAATGGAATTTCAGTTTTAAGAACATTATCTTTATTAAACGTAATATAATATTCTCTATTCTTTTCATCATACAACCCATCAGTTAATTTGATACCAATATACTCTACTTCTGAAATTTGAATACCGTAATGATTTAACATCCAAAACGTTCTATCATTTAAACCCATCCAATTCATATTAGGATTAGTTTTGTAAATCTTACCCTGATTTTCAATATGCCATTGTGAATCATTTGGTAAATACCAACTTTCTTCGTGATTACCAACTTTACCTAAATCATGATGGAGTGCAACAAAGATTAAAGTTTCTTTATCAAAATCCAAGTCCATACCCAAAGATTCATATAAGTCATAAATCTTTATAGCATTTCTAGTAACTCTAAGAATGTGGTCAATGTATCCACCTGCGAATGCATTGTGGAAGTGTTCTGTGGATGATGCAGGAGTAAGAACAATTCTATCTTCTAACTGGTCATACATCTTATTAAGAGAATCTAATCTATCACCTGTAAAAGTTTGGTTGATTAGTTTTCTGAATTTTTCATAATTCTCAGTAATCTGAGTTTCATCTAAAATGTGTATCATAACTTAATTTTTAATTTATACTCTTGTTGTTAAAATAGAAAGTAACTCACTTTCTCTATAAATGTGATATGTATCTTTTCCATTTCTATGTTTGAATCCAGTCCCATCTAACAGAACTGTATCTCCTTCTTTTACACTCATTGGTATTTTATCACCAGTCTGTGTAAATAATCCATTACCAACAGCAACTACTTTACCAGTCATTGTTGTATCTGAGCCCGATGGTTTATACAATCCACCTGCAGTTTTCTCATCATGTCTTTTAACAATCTCTACTACAACTCTATCACCTAAAGGTTTATAATTCCATTCCATAACTTTTCCTTTTTATATAATTTTATCAATAATTCCTAATTCCAATGCTTCATCTGAAGTTAAGAAGTAATCGTTTTGTTGGGTTTGTTCCCACCACTTTTTATCTTTATTTGTAAATTTCTCCATAAGAGTATTACAATCTTCTTCTAATTGTTCTGCGAATTTTGCATTTGATTTTAAATCAGAAAGTTTACCTGCTGCAAATGATGATAGTTGGTGAACCATAATCTTAGAATGTTTTGATGCGGCTCTAAGACCTGTTCCAGATGCAAGTAGTAATGCAGCTGCACTCATTGCCATACCTCTACACACAATATTTACTTTTATACCTTCTGATTTTAAAGATTGGATATAATCAATTAATCCTAAAGTTTCTACAACATCACCACCACCTGAATTTAGAAGTATGGTAACTGATTCTAAATTTGAATTAATCTTTTTTAGTAATCTTACTTTACCAATAATATCAAAGGATAACCCTTGCATTATTTCATCTTGAATTAAGATAATATTATCATTAATATCAATACCGTAATCAAACTCTCTAAACTCTTGGAAATACTTTTCATTTTCTTTTGGAGTTTCCGTAATACTATAATTAGTTTCCACCACATTAGATGTAGATGTGGTTCTACCATCCCCATACAAATCACTCATATTATCGTAATTAATAGTTTTTTGTTAATTTATATACAAATATACGAAAAAGATTTTAATAATCCAAATTTATTTTAGATTTTCTGATGATTTTACTGAATCATTATACTTTTTCATAACAGGTGGTTTAGTTTCACCATAAAATTCTTTCTTAGATTCTACTTTAGGTTTAACTTCTTCTTTATATACTTTAGAAGCTTCTTTTAACTTTTCAGTTGGTTGTGGTGGATTCTCATTTGATTTCAAAATCACCTCAACATCCTTTTTAGATAATAATGGTTCTACTTCATCTTCTTTATTACCACCAATGTATTTGTTAATTGCAATTACCATCGCAACTGCTAATGGGTCGAACACAAATACAATTAATAATGTAAACCAATTTACAATCATATCCATTGATTTACCTGTAATTTTAGATAAGTAACGAAGTGGTCCGATTTCTGCAGCAACTTCATTATTAGATTCCATATCTAAAATCTGCAAATCTAACTTTGTAATTGAATCAGTTAGGGCTTCAATTTTAATTGATATTGAATTTCGTTGTTCTTTAGAATCATTTAACTGAGATTCTAAGGCTCTTCTAGTCGAAGATGATGTTGTTGTTATAATCTCACCTGTTTCTTTATCTTTATACTGAATTACATTATTTGTCAATCCCTTAGATAGTTCTGAAATAGATTGGTTTAGTTGTTCTTTTTCTAATTGGTATGATTCCAATGATTCTTGAAATCTATTCTTTTTAAGTTCTACCACTTCAGTTTGTTTATCTAATACACCCAATTGGTCTGCGGTTTTTTGGTAAGCAGATGTAAGGAATCCATAGATACCTGCCGATGTGATTAACATTAAAATTAAAACACCCATCGTTAAATAGGTTTTTAATAGTGTATTTATCTTATTCCAATTATTGTGTAGATATGATGCTACTATCAGTTTGGAGAACTCTAAGGCAGACGCCATAATAATCACTTCAGTCTTTGCACCTGCAAATAACGAACTTAATCCAAATACTGAATAATATGCTGCTGAAATCGATAGTGTTAAGGTTGAAATCACCATCAAAATACCGAACCATACTCTTTTTGAAAAAAAGTTATTAACAATTTTCATATTTTTTACTTTTATTAAATTTCTAAATTGTACTTATATTTAGATTCTTTCTTTAAAGAAGAACAGAGTTGATAAATCAACCCTGTAAGTAATAATAAATAGTAAAAAGAAAATAATAAAAATACTTCAGACATCCTTTAACCCGAAATAGTGTCATGCTGACTTCTGTATTCTAAAAGGGTTAATTCTTTAGCTTTCGCTTCTATCATCACATCAACATCAACACCATATGTATTAATATATTCAGAAATATAATCTGAATGTGCTTGTGGTTTGATACTATTATTATTCTCATGCAATGATTTACTTTCAGAGTAGTGAACAACTGGTTTGATATCACCCCAAGTACTTGCAGCAAGTTTAAGAGCATCTTCTTCAGTCAAACCACCTGTATTGAATTTGTGGTGATGGTAATCAAATACAATTGGAATACCAATACGTTCGTGAATATACATAAGGTCAACTACAGAATACATTGATGCTTTATCATCATTCTCTACAGTCAAACGGGTCTGAACTGATTCAGGTAATAGCTCAAAGTTTTTACAGAATCTATCCATAGCAGAAATCTTATCACCATACACACCATTACAATGAATATTAATCTTATTGTAAGGAGTACGAGATAATCCTAATAAATCAAATGTTTCACCATGTGTAGTTAAATCTTTAATGGTGTTTAACACTACATTTTCTTTTGGAGATACCAATACATTAAACGGACCTGGATGAGCCGTTAAACGTTGGCCATATCGTTCTGCAAGATGACCAGCTCCTTTAAGTAAATTACTAATACGATGATAATGTGGTAAATCTGATAGATTATACTCAGAAGCCCACGGAAAAAAATCAGAACTCATACGAAACAGTTTGATACCATTTTGTTCGTTCCACTTAATAATCTCAATCAAATCTCTTACATTCTGAATACCTAACTCAGATGCATAGTTAATACCTTTTTCTTTGAAGGTTCGTTTAATCATACTACGATTGGTAGTAATACCCTTCTTACCTAATGTCATATTGATACACGCGTATCCTAAATTCTGCATATTGTTTATTTTTTATATTTAACTATTAATTACTTACATACATTACACGTATGTCCATTTTGAATTTTGGTATTCTTACAAACACCACAATCCACAACCTTACCAGCTTTATCTGCATGAGCGGACATTTCACTTATTATCTTATCTATCTGTTCTATTGGATTTCCACCAAACCAATTATCTAATTCTCTCATAACTTTAATCTTTTTATTACATAATAAAGATAATAAAAAAAGGGGACTTATACAAGCCCCCTTATGTTAAATAATTGTTAAGTTTTCAATCCTTTGTAGATTCTACTTCTTCTGTTAATTCCATTTGCGTTTCATCCTCGATTGGTTCTACATCAGTAATAGCTTCACAAAAGTAGTAGAATGGTTCTCTCTTAAAAACCTTATCAGAGCGTAAATGTTCACGCCACGTCTCTACAATTGGGTTATCCGATATTCTTACTTTACGTTGTACAATCCACAGTTTATCCGATACTGATATAACTTCTTTACAAAACATTACTTAACTGAAATTTCTACTAAGTCTTTCTTTATTTCTTTTTTGGGAATTGTTAAAGTTATGATTCCATTTTTAACTTCTGCAGAAGTATTTTTTACATCCCAATTTTTTTGGATTTTGTAAGATTTAAAAAACGTTCTATCTTCTGTAGTTCCATCAATTACCAATGTGGTATCTTCTACAATAATTTTAAAATCTTTTTTTGAGAAACCTGGTACGTCAAAACTCATTATCAATTCATCACCATCAACTTTCATTGATTCGTTTTTAGGTTTGAATGTTGATAACATATCCAGCATAGTTTCATCAAACATTCTATCGAATGTATCTTTTCTTGTAGTAAACATAATAACTCCTTTTTAGTTTGTAATTTTTAATTCTTAATATTCAACATCTATACCATTAGATGTTTTATGACAATTTGTCAGTATAGTAATGTAATTGTGTCAGTTCAATGAAATTGGTGGTGCATTACCAACTACTTTATACTGTAGTAAATACTCACCATCTTCTAATTTAGATAATGTTCTATCTGATAGAACTAACCCATTCATCGCCATATCATTAGCAACTTTTCTAAGTAGTTCTTCAGATACACCTGTAATAGATATATGGCCTGATTTATCAAAGATTGCTAATACTTCATGTCTGATTTCATCATCATCTTCTTCGAAATCAAATTCTATTTCATCTTCACCGTAATATTCATCTTTGAAATCACCAATCATCAAATCATAAAGATATAATAATTTATCTTCATCATCTAAATCTTTGAAAAAGTTATATTCAATTTCATCCCAATATTCTTCACGTACCATATTATTCTCCATTTGTTAAAGATTCAATATAAATTCGATACGCCAACCATGTGGGTTCATATCCAAACTCTTTAAAGTATTTATGTTTTAAAACATAATGTTTTAGTTTAGAAAGGCGGGCTTCACCATCATTGTGGTGTATAATTTCCCATAACTTGCTTTGATAATAACCATCCGTAATTTCATCTATAATCATATCATATATAAATATGTTAGGCACAATTATACTGCCTTCTCGATATTATTTAAGTTCCATATACGAACCATTCTTTCATACTTTTCTTGCTCTACAAAACCTTTTAATGGTATCCACCCACCCACACAAGTTGAATGATAAATCCCCTTTCTTCCATAGGAAGAAATTCTTCCATCATATACCCAATAATAATCATCTTCACCATCAATAACATCTACCAACCGCACAACGGTATCAAAATCATCTATCACTAAAGTATTTCTGAATGGTTCTAACTCTGCTCTTAAATCTTCTAATGTTGCCATAAAATAACTGTGCCTAACAAAGTGTATAAGCAATAGCCGTTAGGCTTTTTAAACTATTGCAGTTGTTAATATTTAAGTTTATACTTCTAATCAAGTTTTGTGTTCGGCTACTGCTCATACACGAAACGTTGTAAAACATTGAAACGATTTTACAACAATGTATAACACAAATACACTCACTCAACTATCCAACAGTTATTTGCTAACCATAGCAGTTGAAACTTCCACATCCCTTCATTTCTTTCAATGTGTAACAGGCTTCTGCTTTGGTCGCCATATTCAAAGTTTGCTATGGTTAACCAAAACCATCCTTGTGGCTCATACTCTATATTTAATAAGTCAAATTTCATATCCGTTCGTTTTACTTGTGTTATACTTTGCCGTTATTTTAATCCTTTTGTTTTGTAAAGTTTATTTAAGTAAACCAATACTTCTTTTGGTAAGATAGTTCTTTTTGTAGAAATGTGGTCTGCTAAGGTATCTAAAAATGAATGGATGTGGTTGAAATTTGATTCTTTAGGAACTGAACTACTTAATTTTTTAATACGTTCTAATACATTATCTACATATGAATCCTCTGCAGATTCTTTTGTTGTTAAATACTTTGATATCATATATCTTTCTGAAAACCAAAGATGCGGTCTTGCATCAACATTTTGAACTTTCTTATATATCATATCAATGTATTCTTCCAAAGTTAATATATCAGGAACACTATTCTTAAATTGGTTATAGGAAACCCATTCACGAGCTTTCTCCATGTCCGGGTCTCCCAATCCCAACTCTTTAAAAAAATCAGAAGTATTCAAATTAACTCCTTCTTAGAAAATACCCAATTTCTGCTTTTGTTTTATTATCAATTGAGCATCTGCTAATGTGGTAATAATTTTATTACATTCAGAATAAGTAAGTTCTATTTTTTGATTCCCAACAAGTAACTTTCCAATTGCAGTTGATTTTTCACCTACATTTGATTCTGTAATTGAATCCGAAATTTCAAAATCGATTGAACTAAAGTTCTTTCCCAATTTATCAAGTCGTTCTTTATCTTTAGCATTAACTCCAAATGATTGGTTAACATAAGATTTTGGTTTACTGTGTTTCATAACATGAAATTTAAATTAATTATTTACTATAAATATGAAACAAATCTTATATAAACTTACTTTCTACCTTTATTCCTATTAGAAATACGATTAAACTTTTTTTCAAAAGAACCAATATCCATTCTGTTAGGATGTGTTCTTTGAATATTTTGGTCAATCCTAATAGTTTCAGCAATCCAATGCCAAGCCGCGACTACTGTTTTTTGTGATGGTATCATATACTCTTCACATAAGCGTTTAGTTCCATCTGAAACATAATACAACCCATTTCTATCCATCTTTGTAACTGCGGTAGGGTATTTCTTCAGAATCTTATTCTTTATCCTCTTGAACTTCTGTTTCGTTATTTCCATCTTCAATAGATTTTGTAAATGCCGCTGTGAGCGAACTGTTAATATAAACTGATTCTGTTCCGTTTACAAAAATAGATTCATAAATTTTACCCTCTTCAGTTTCGATGGTGTGAACGATTCCCCTTTTGGAAACCGCTCTATCCACCACACTACCCACCTTATGTTTTCCAAATACAGTTATAACAACTGTAGAGTCTTTTGAGTAATTCAAATTCATTACTTAATAACTTTAATGATTTTGGTTTCCAATACTGATGTAACTTCAAACTCTAATCCATCATTTTTGAATTCCTCATGTACCTTTGTTTCAGCATCTGTTACTGATACTGCATGAACACAATATTGTTCTGATACTTTCTTTTGACGACCTTTATCATCGGTCATTACCACTTTCACTTTTGCAATATAATACTTCATCTTTAATTGATTTTAATTGTTATACTTAATATTAAACTTTTCTTCTAAATCGGTTTCTGTAATTAATTCATAAGAACCATTACATTCACCACCTTCCATATCTTCTGTAATTGTATGGAAATATTGAACCATTTTTTCACCATTATGTTGTCTACCTGCAGGAATTACCATCATTTGAATTGGTAGAAACACATTTTGAAATTGTTTAAATTGACGAGGTCCTATCGCATCTGGTCCTTTTTTAAATCTATCTCTGAGATGGTCATAATATTGGTCATCCATTTCATTCCACTCATCCATAGGTTGAGATAAATATTGTTCCATTTCATCGGCAGCTGACTGTAACGATTCCATCTCTTCTTGAGATACCTCATTCCAATATTCTTCTGGTATCAAATTATCTTCATGTTCACTCATAATATTATTGTTTTAATCTATATGCAATTTCACCGTTATCGTTTACCACCGATTCGACTAAACCATCTTCTGAAAGTGTTTCTAGTGTATCATCTACAGCGGTCATAACACATTCTTTTATAGTTTTATCAACTATATCTTCCATCTCATCAATGGGATTTTTACTATTTGATATATTTTTTGATAATATCAATTTAAATTTACCTTTACTTAAAAATGGGCTATCAAATGCACCATCTTCGTTTAGAGCATCCATTACCCCATTTACCAATTCTTTACTATTAATTTCCATAATCACCTTTATTTGTGTAATATTTTAAAGATTCTAAATCTTCATTGTTTATAAACATACGATTTTTCCAGATATTTTCCAAGTATTCTTTAAGAAATTGTTCGGATGTACTTTCAGCAATCATCTCAAAACCATCTTCAAATAAACTCTTTGGAACATAACCATCTTGCCAAAGTGAATCTATTATTATTTGTTTTTCCGAAGAAGTACAACCACTTAAATAATCATCAAAATCGATATCAACATCTACTCTTGCCATATTTTATTTTTTAGAGAAATGACCCCCCACCCATTTGGGGAGCCATAGAGAGTTAAACATATATTAGAATGGGTTAGTTAAATCATCATCTTCTACATTGAAAAGATTTTCTTCTTCAGTAGAACCTACAAACTTTTGAACGAATTGTCTGATGTAAGTTCTTTCAGATTGAGCACCACCCGCCTCATCGAATAAAGGATAAACGGTGATTTCAGCGGCTTCTTCTAAAGTGAAACCATCGTAAAGAAGAGAACCAATCTCAACCGCAGTACGGGTTGAAAGTGAATTGGTTAAGTTTGGAGTTTCTTTTTTAACTTCAGAACGAGTCATTGAAGTAATCTCAGCAACTGAAGTAATCAAATTAACATTTACTGATGGATACATCATTTTAAGTAATTCAGTTTCTTCAGTTTTACTCAAAGTATCCATTTCAATGATAGTAAATCTATCAACAATCGCTCTATCAAGTTGACGAGTTGCGGTATATTCATTACCAATGTTAGCGGAAGCGATAAAGGAAACACCTTCAGCAACTTTCACAATTGGTGAATCCGAAGCCTCATCCAAACGTAAGTAACGTTGTCCTTGGTCTAAAACACTCATAAGAATGTTGTGAGCTTCAGGGTGAGCTCTGGTAATCTCATCTAATACGATTACGGTATTTGGTGTTTGAATTGCTTTAACGAATGGTGATGGTGAGAACACCGTACCTTTCTTAGTATCGAACTGAGTGTTACCAATCAGAGTAGCACGAGGGTCTTGAGTAGAACCTAAGTTAAAGATTTCCATTCGATAACCATCAATTGAATTAGCCGCTGCTTTAGCGGCCATAGTTTTACCACAACCCGCGGGACCGGTCATCATAATATTCTTACCTCTAAGAATGTTACGAATCAAATATTTCCATTTCAATTCACTCATAAATAACATCTGAGGTTTCAACCCTTTTGAATCATTGTGAATGAAGTTAATAAAGTCCATAGTGTTTGGAGCTTGAACAGGTTCAGATTGAACTAAAGTTGATTTCATTTGGAAAACTTCCAAACCACCATTTGGTTGGTTGAAGTTTGTAACAGGTTCAGCACCTTCAAACTTATCAACGGGAACTCTACCAAATTCAACAGAACCTTCTGATAATGTTCCTTTAACTCTAGCTTTGAAACAATACTTAGAAGGATTGTTAGCAGCAGCCACCGCTCTTTTATAAAGTGAAGTTCCGTTTTCATTGATTTCAGGAACTAAGAATTCTACACCGTTTGAGTCAACTAAAATTAACTCTTTGTTCTCATTTCGAACAACTTTCAAAAAAACAAATCTTTGTGATTTCATAAATCTAAATTTAAATGTTTAACTTTTATCTCTTATTACTCTGTAAATGTACAACTATTATTTGAATTAACCAAATTTAAAATGTTAAAAAATGTTAAATTATTGAATAATCTCGTTCAATAATCATTCTTACTGATTCTCTATCAAACGAATCAAAGTAAATCTCACCTAATGGTTTTGATTCTAAATACTCATTGATAGCTTCAACAATTCGTTCTGGTGTAGCAATCTTATAAACACCATCGTGGTTGTTGTAAAAACTCAATACATAATCGTAAAACTCTTTAATCAATCTTGGGTAATTTCTCATATCTCTTAACTTTTATTACTCCGTAAAGATAAGAAACATTTGGGGAATATCCAAGTCCCAAGTGTTAAGTTAATGTTAAGTTTTTATTCAAACATTTTATTCAAAGTTCTAGTCAATGGAATCAAAGAAGTAACATCAATTGCTTCGGCAGATTTACCATACATCCTTTTAAAATTCTCCATAGCTCCACCATATCTACCTTCTTCAATGAAGTAAGATAAAACCTTAACTCCAGCCATTCTCATTTTCTTAATCTGAGCGGCTGTATGGTTAACAGCACCTTCACCTGAATAATCCATATCATTATTTGAGAAACCTGGCCATCCATCAGAGAAGTTAATGAAGTAAGAATCAGTACCTTTATTAGTTTTGATAATTTCATCTAAGATAGATTCAAAACATAAACCTTCAGGAGTAGTACCAGTTGCGTTCAAATATTTAAATAATTGTTGAATCTTAGAAATTTTATCCTTTCTACTATCATACGCAATCAACATTAAAGGTTGAACAGGATTATGTTGAATGGCTCTGTAAGAAATAACCACATCTAAATTTGAAGTCATTGAAGCCGCTTTAGCGATTGCAACTGCCGCAATTTGTGAGTTAGTCCATTTAGAACCACCCATTGAAGAACTAGCATCAATTGAAATGTGAATCAAAGCAGGTTTGTGTTTGTTAACCACAGTCTGGTCAAAGATGTTTACATTTCCCATACCCAACTCATGCAACAAACGGCCTGAGATTTTACCATTTTTCATTCGAGGTGTAGTTAGTGAACGTTCTTCAGAACGTAGTTTCAATTTACGACCTAACATAGTACCGATTTGTAAACCTTTGTTAATAGCTTCTTGATTTCTTTCAGCGTAATAACCATATGAAGAAACCATACTAATAGTATCTGAATCTGCTAAAGCTTTTGTAAAGTTACGAACTATGACAACAGCTGTTTGTCTATCTTTTCTCCAATAGTGATTTGAATTATAATCTTTACCAACTAACTTCTCATCAATACCAGCTTTAGATAAAGTTTCTAACTTTTCATTTTCAGTTTTAGATACTTTCTTTTTACTGATATCGCCATTTTGAAATTTCTTTTGTTTGTCAATAGCATTTTCTAATTGTTTCTTTTGTCTATCTGATAATGAACCTTCACCACTTTGAGCTTTAGTATCTGAGATTTGGTTATTAGAACCATCACCACCCGCACCATTTGGATTGTAAGAAGAACGACCTGATTTCACATCACCACCGTCAGCATCACCATTAGTATCATCACCATCGGTAGAATCTTGCTTTGATTGACCATCATTCTCAGAACCTTCAGTATTATCAGTACCATTAGATTCTGAAGAATCACCACCAGAACCACTACCTGAACCTTCTTCAGATTGATTTCCATCAGATTCACCATCACCAGATTGGTTTTGATTCTGATTTTGTTGTTGAAGTGATGGGAGTGAATCTTCAATAAATTTGAAAATCTCACAAGCCAACTCAAACGCTTGTTGAGTATTCTGAAGTCGATTGATGTTTCTTAAATCAATCATTTTGTAAACTTCTCTCAATAATGGAAGAGCATCCAAATCACGATTTTCATTGGTGATATTAATGATACGGAACATATAAGATTCCCAATCATTTTCTCTATATTCAGAAGATTGAAGTCCTTTATCGATAATCTTAGCGTTGAAATACTTATCATACATAGAGTGATAGTAACCTTTGTAGCCAGGAGAAGTAGAATAAATATAGTAATCAATTCTTCTATCTTCAATCACATTCAGTAAATCTTTAACAACGCCTGAAACCCAATTACGAACACCATCATAACTCATCAGATGTTTATCTTCTAACTGAGATAAGTAATCATAAGTAAGAGGTTGAGGGAATTCGTAATTACTAATTTTATCTAATGATGAAAAATCAGTTAACTTAATGTGAGAACCTTCGTGAAGGGCCAATCCAACAGTAGGGTCAAAATCTTTATCATCCATCTTAGCTGAAATGGTAACTGTCTTACCATCAGTATAAGAATTATCACCACGTTGGTCAAACATTACTTTGATGTTCTCACCTGTTACGATGTTAACAAAGTTTGAAATTGCTCTTTTGTAAGAAGCAAGAGCAAGTAAATTTGAATGCTTAGTTTCAGTTGGTGAACTGATAACCGCATCATCATCATCATCAAATAGGTCATCTTTTAACCAATACGAACTGTATTTTGTGTTATCTCTCATATTATTATTATTTCTCATTATTACTTTGTAAAGATAGTAAATATTTTGGTAATAACCAAATTTAAAATGTTAAAGTTATTAACAAAGTTATTAACAATCAATTTAAGGATTTAAGTAACTTTATGTAGTTAATTGATAGTAAACCACCAATTCCACACATAAAACCTAAAATGAATACTACCATTTCAGATAATACATTGTTAAATGGTATAACATTCTGAATTTGACCATAAACCATTCCGTATGAAATTCCGAATCCAAATATTGATAATAAAATTGCTTGATAATTTTTCATAGTGTATCTCTCTTTTCTTTTACAAAGTAAAGATAATAAAAAAAGCCCGAATAATCGAGCTTTTAATGTTAAGAAATTGTTAAGAAATTAATCAATCAAATATATCAGTATCTTCTAAATAATTAAAACCGCCTTCACTTTGATAGTGTGATGGGTCTAAATTTGATTTTGTGTTTTGTGTGTAAATTAATACTACTATTATAGTAATATATACTAATATCAAAATATGATATGCAAATGATGAAATTATGTTGAATAAGTTTTTCATACTAATAAACATCAATTAATTGGATAAAGGTGCTT